CAAAGCCGACGCCGGAGACCTCACCGCCAAGGTCGCATGGGCCAACGGCTACAAGGTGGAAGATTACAAACAAGAAGTCGTCGAACGCCAGGAAGACGCCATCCTCGCCCTGCGCGACGACCGCGCCGAAGGCGAGTTGCCGCAAGAGCCCATCGCCGCCATCACCGCCGTTGCCGACATGCAAAAGCGCGGCTTCTGGTACAAGATCACCGCCTGGGGCTACGGCCTGCAGCAAGAGAGCTGGCTGCTGCGCTACGGCTTTGTCGACTCATGGGAGGCCCTGCGCCAGATCTTCTTCGAGACCGAATTTACCGACCACAAAGGCCGCCGCCACGCCGTCACGCTGCGCGGCCTCGACTCCGGCGGCGGCGAATCCGCAGAGTCCGAACTCTCGCGCACCGCAGAAGCCTACCTGTTCGCCTACCAGAACCCCGGCGTCAAGCTCTTCAAAGGCTTCCAAAAACTCAGCAGCCTGCACACGGTCAAAGCGCTCGACAAAATCCCCGGCACCAACCGCGCCCTGCCCGGCGGCATCAACCTGCACCGCCTGCACACCACCGAATTTAAAAACCGTCTCGCCGCCAAGCTCCAGGTGCCCCCCGGCGATCCCGGAGCCTGGCACCTGCACCGCGACACCGGCAACGACTTCGCAGCGCAGATGTGCGCCGAAGTCCGCGACGAAAACGGCTATTGGCAAAACCCCAAAAAACGCGCGAACCATCTATGGGATTGCGCCTACATGGAACTCGCCCTGGTCGATATCGACCTGGTCAAACTACGCCCAAAACCCAAAGACGCCCCGCAAAAACCAAAACCAACCCAGCACCAGGCCGCCCACGCACCCCGCAGCCGCCCAAGCTGGTTCCACAATCGAGGGAGGTAATACACCGTGCAGATCTACAAAAAGCAAGACATGCTCACCGTCAACCAGTTCGCCACCCGCATCGGCATGAGTCGAAGCCACATCTACAACCTCATCGACATCGGCCCCGACAACGGCGGCATCATCGCCTTCCGTTTCGCCGGCCGCAACGGGTTGCGCATCCCCTTGTCCGAACTGGAGCGGTTCAAGCAGGTATCCGCCGTGGCAGAGATGGAGGCATGACCGTGCCCGAGAGAGCGTCCACGATCGTCCGTGTAAGGCGGTTTGTGCTCAGGCCGTTTTGCTGGTGGTTCGGGTGCCGTGAGCATCCGGACGACCCGGCACCGCCGGAATATGCGCTGTGTGTCCGGTGTGACAGGCCCGTTCCTTACGGTGATGCCGTGGGCTGCACAAGGTCCAGGCGGGCTGCTGATTGGTGCCGGTGGTGGTTTCTGCGCAAGTGGTGGCCGGCAAAGTGCGAAGACTGCGGGCACAGATTTGGATGTGACGAGTCCGTTGATCATCTGCCGTTTTGATTATTTTTCATTTTTTGTCGTTTTCCCCTTGACCCGTACAATGTTCGGTGTTATTGTGTAATCACATTGAGGGATAAACCAACAAGGAGGGCGACATGGCCGAAAAAATCGAAATAAAAACAGGATTCCCGATCTACAACGAAGACTACAGCCAGATCGTCGGAAGAATCCCTTACACGGCGGTTGTTGAGATTGGTGACGATTGGAACGAATACGGGGCAGATGCAAACGTGGAAACGCTGACCCTGGACGAAACCGGAGAAGTTTTTTATCGCTGCGGCGAAGAATGGGGATTGTCAGGTCTTCAGGAGAGAATCAACCGGATAACTGGCGATAGTGGTCTTTCTGCGGATCTCACGCTCAAAGGTAACGTAGATGAAGCTATTGAGATTTATCTCAAAAAAGGAGAGAGCGATGTTTAGGATCGAAGACAAAAAAAACATAAACCTCAACAATAATCCTGTCACATCTTACAAAATATTTGAAAAGATTGAAGGGGATACCGGATATGTAATGATCGGCAGTGGACATTGCCAAGGTCATAACGCAACCGATCGGCAATGTATCAACGACTGGCTTGATAGCGAGGACGACGAATGACCGCCGAACAGTTCAAGCAGGCCCAGGAAGCCCTGGGCCTTAACAACCTCGAAATGGCCGACCTGCTCTGCTGCTCGCTGCGCCTGGTCGAAAAGATGCGCCAGGGCGAAAGAGCCGTTTCCTCTAGATCCGAAAAAATGATCAAACGTGAAGTTCAAAAAATCGCAAAAAAATAAAAAAACCTGTCCAGGGCGTCCACAGCGCCCAAGGCGAACATGACACCCCCCACCCAACGCCCCCATAATCGGGGGCATGACTCAATCCCTCTTCACAGCATCCGAGCTTGACCAGCAGATCAGCGCCTACAAACAGGCGCTGATCGCGCTGGCCTCCGCGCAAAGTTACACCATCAATTACGGCAGCGGGCAGCGCACCGTCACCAAGGCCGACCTGCCCGAGATCCGCCGCACGCTCGAATGGCTGCAGACCGAGCGCGTCAAGCTCACCACGGGCGCAGGCCCGCAGATCGTCGCCGGGAGGGTGCGCCGTGGCTGATGCCCCCTCCAAATTTGCGCAGATCCGCCAGGCCAAACGCCAGGCCAATGCCCTGCAGAAAAGCGCCATGATCCCCGGCGGGCGCATGCCCGGCTTTTCGCACACCGGCGGTACCGCCAGCGGCGCAATGTCCAACTGGTCGCCCCGCCGCGTCGGCTACCGCGAAGAGTCCCGCCAGCGCGAAACCCTGGTGGCCCGCTCGCAAGACCTCGTATTTAATGACCCTCACGCCTGCAGCCTCATTGAAGCCATCGACGTCAACGCCGTCGGTCCTGGCCTGTGGCCGCAGAGCAAGCCCAATTTTAAGCGCCTTGGCATCACCGAAGAGCAGGCCGCAGAGATCGCCGAACAGGCCGAATGGGAATTTGAAGTCTGGAACCGCGAAGGCGACGCCACCGGCGTCAGCGACTTTTACGGCATCCAGTTTCAGAACCTCTGGTCAACGCTCGTCAACGGCGAATTTCTCAACCTGCCGCTCATGATCGACACCGACATCAATCGTCGCTACCGGCTCGCCATCCAGGCCATCGACCCCGCGCGGCTGCGCACCCCGGCAAACCTGATCGGATCGCCCGACGTGCGCGACGGCATCAAACTCGGCCCCCTCGGAGAACCCATCGGCTACTACATCGCCAACCCCGCAGACGGTCAAACACTTGCCGGGCTGCCCTTCACCGATTATATCGCGCTGCCCCGCGCTGTAGGCCACCGCCCCGTCGTCATGCACCGCTTCCACAAAAAAACACCCGAGCAGGTGCGCGGCGTGCCGATCCTGGCGCCTGCCATGAGCTTCTTCCGCAACTTCGCCGATTACCTCGATTACGAGCTGCTGGGCGCCATCATTGCGTCGTCCTTCCCCGTGTGGATCGAAAAGACCAACCCCTACGACGTCGCCAACTTGCCCGGCGTCGGCACCGAGCAGCACGACGACGGCTCCACCTCCCAATATCAAGAGGTACCCCCCGGCCAGATCATGTACGGCAAAAGCGGCGAGCGCCCCCACATCCTCAAAAGCGACCGCCCCGGCAACAGTTTTGAGATCTTCGTGGAAACCAGCCTTCGCGCCGTCGGTGCCGCCACCGGCATGCCTTACGAGGTCATCAGCAAAGATTTCAGCAAGACCAATTACAGTTCAGCCCGCGCCGCCCTACAGGAAGCCTGGCGCGTGTTCGAGCTCTACCAGGATTGGCTGGTCAACCATTACTGCCAGACCATCTGGGAGATGTTTTTCGAGGAAGCCGTGCTGATCGGCCGCATCAAGCTGCCCGCAGGCGCTCCCGATTTCTACCAGTACCGCGCCGAATACTGCGCCGCCAGCTGGGTCGGGCCCGAGCGCACCAACGTCGACCCGGTCAAAGAGATGACTGCCGATATTATGGGCCTCAACTCCGGCACCACCACGCTTGCCGATATCGCCGCCAAGCGCAACAAGGATTGGGAAGCCCAGGCCAAGCAGCGCGCCCGAGAGCGCGACACCTTCCGCGAGCTGGGGCTGAACCCCGACCCGCCCAACGTGCGCGAAGCCAAAGACCCCGAGAACCCGCAGCAGCAACCGCAGGAAGAAGAAACCGCATGAAATACCTCCATATTGCAGAGAGGCTTTTCAACCGCCCGCTGATGATCGCAGAGCCCAAGCTCAACGTGATCCTGCACCTGTTCGGCCAGCGCTCCGGCATCGACCTGGTCGGCCTGCCCAGCGCCGACCTCGCCGCGATCAGCGACCGCGAACGCCAGCGCGCAGGCTACCGCGTGCAGGACGGCACCGCCATCATCGGCATTTACGGCCCGCTCTTGCATCGCCGCATGGATATGGAATTCCCCAGCGGCGGCCCCATGACCTACGCCGAAGTTCAAAGCGCCATCGATACCG